ATGGTCTTAATATCCCCGAAAACGTCAGCGTAAGTCATGACTAAGGACGATCAGGTCATAATCGGTCAAGTACCCGACGAACTAGGCTCAAATCGGCTGCTATCGGTTTTACCGCCGCCATTAGCTCAGGTATATGGCTCACCTGTACCTAGAATCCACACTCAGCTAAACGATTTACCGTCTAGGGGCTTCGATTTAATCGATTTAGCCGCCGAGATACTTCCAGACGGGCTTATGCCATGGCAAAAGTTTGCTTTAGAGCATACTCACAAGTATTTACCGGACGGTCGATGGGCTACTCCGACTAACTGTATTGTCGTAGCGCGTCAAAATGGCAAGTCGTTTTTACAGCAAATCCGAATTTTAGGCGGTTTATTCTTATGGGACGAGCCACTTCAAATCGGCTCAGCTCATAGATTAGCAACGTCGTTAGAGCAATTTAGACAGCTGATTAACCTAATCGAGAGCTCCGAAACGCTGTCTAAACGGGTACACCGTATCCGCTGGAGTCATGGCTCAGAGGAAATCGAAGTCAAAGGTACGACCGGACAGATTAACCGGTTCATAGTTAAGGCTGGCGGATCGGCTGCTCGTGGCGTTAGTGCTCCATCGACTATCCATCTCGACGAATTGCGCGAAATGAAAGACTTAGAATCCTACGCGTCGCTTCGCTATACCCTTATGGCTGCCAAAAATCCAATGATTATGAGTTACACAAATGCCGGAGATTCTCACTCGGTAGTTTTAAACGCTTTCCGGGAACGTGGATTAGCTGCGGCGGCTGGAGCTAAAGACGATATCGGGTATTTTGAGTGGAGCGCACCGACCGACGATATTCAGCTCGAGGAAAATTGGTTAGCCGCAAATCCAGCCATCGGTCATACGATTAATATCCAAAATATTCAAGCCGTCCTCAATGATCCACCCGAAGTCGTACAAACCGAAGTCTTATGCCGATGGGTTCAAACTATCTCAAGCATTATCGGAGCGAACGAATGGAATAATTGCCACGACGAAAGCGTCGATCTCGATCCGGAGAAACTGACATGGCTTGCGTTAGATATTTCGCCCGATCGTAAATTCTGCGCATTAGTTGGCGCTCAAAAATTAGGCGATGAACGGTTCGTCGTAAAGCTCTTACACACATGGGAAAACTCAGTCCAATTAGACGACCGACAGATCGCTAACGAAGCGGCTAAATATTGCCGTAAGTATCCGCTCGAATATTTGCTTTACAGCCGTCGAACTAGCGGCGCGGTAGCTGCGAGATTCCAGCCAGCCGGTATCCCAATCTATGACATGGATACGGTTTATCCTCAGGCTTGCGACGAATTACTCGGAGCAATTAACTCCGGTCGATTACGCCATCGAGGGCAATCGGATTTGACGACGCAGATTCTTTCGGCGGTACAGCTCAAGCGTGGCGATGGCGGCTGGGTTATCGGTCGGCGAGCTTCGCAAGCTGCGGTTTGCGCTGCGGTAGCGACGGCGCTCGTTACGCACTTCGCGACACGCCCAGAGATGGATTTCGATATTATGGTGGGTTAATGCTATAAGGCTGAGAGAATTTCGGTCATGGGTATTCGAGATTTATTTGCTTCACGCGTTGAGGCTGTCGCGCCGGTAGTAGCTAACGACGTTACAGCTTCACTAGCGCCGATTCCGAATATTGACTCGCTTTATACTTATAACGCTGGAAACTTAACGGCGACGCGTGAAGAAGCTATGAGTGTTCCTACGATCGCACGTGCTCGTGGGATTATCTGTTCGTCCATCGCTTCGATCGGGCTTCAAGTCCGGGACAATACGACAGGGTTAGAAGTGCCAGCCCCTAGAGTTATCAGAGATCCCGATCCACGCGTCCCGGGAAGTGCTACTTATGTTTGGACAGCTGAGGATTTATTATTTTACGGCTACGCATACTGGCAAATTACAGAATTATTTGCCGACACTATGCGCGTTCGTTCCGTTCAAAGAATATCGCCTACTCGCGTAAGTTATTTTACAAATACTAACGCGACAGCGATCGAGTATTACACCGTCGATGGAGTTCGCGTTCCGGATTCAGGCGTTGGATCGCTAGTCGTTTTTTACGGTAACGATGAGGGTCTATTAAATCGCGCTGGTCGTACAATTCGTACTGGAGCAGAATTAGAACGTGCCGCCGCTAATTATGCGCGTGAGCCGCTGCCATCGATGGTGCTCAGCTCTAACGGTACAGCTCTCCCAGCTGATCGAATTGCTAAATTACTTGAGTCGTGGGGCGTTGCTCGACGTAATCGTTCGACCGCGTTTTTAAATGCTGACGTTAAACTAGATACAGTCGGATTCGATCCCGAAAAATTACAGCTTGCGGCTGCGCGTTCCTACATCGCGACCGAATTAGCTCGAGCTATTGGAATTCCGGCTTATTTCGTAGATTCCGAAACTGGATCGTCTATGACTTATTCAAACGCAAACGTAACGCGTAAAACTCTTTTAGATTTCTCGCTGATTCCGCTAATGACTTCAATTTCCGAACGTTTATCTATGCCGGACTTCGTGCCTAGCTCACAAAAGGTTCACTTCAAACTAGATGATTATTTGCGTGGCAGCGAAAGCGAACGAGTAGCAATTTATAAAACTTTATTTGACATCGGCGCGATTACCGTCGATGAAATCCGACAAGCTGAGGACATGATCTCATGAAACTAAACTCACCACTAACAATCACGTCAGCCGATAGCGAATCTCGCACCATTACCGGTCGAGTCGTTACATGGAACGAAACCGGATCAACATCAGCCGGACTTACTTTGTTTAAGCCAGAATCTATTGCGACTAAAAATGTAAAACTTTTACTTGAGCACGATCGCACTCGACCAATCGGAAAGGTCTTATCAATGACCGCAACCGATGAGGGAATCGACGCGACGTTTAAGATCGCGGAAACAACAGCCGGCAACGACGCATTAGTAGAAGCTGCGACGGGTTTGCGCGATGGTTTTAGTGTAGGAATTAAAGTCAATGCGCACGATTTCGTCGATGGAGTTTTAGTAGTCGCTAAAGGTTCGCTCGATGAAGTGTCTTTAGTGTCAGAGCCAGCAATCGACAGCGCTCGAGTAAGCCAGGTCGCGGCTAGTGAAAATGAAACCGACGAGGAAGTCGAATCAAACGATGAAAATTCTGATTCCGAAGTAGATGAGGAAACAGAGGAAACAAATCCAACAACCGAAGGAGAACAAGTGTCCGACACTACCGTTCCACAAAGCGCAGCTGCCGAAACGGTAGAAGCGTCTAAGCACGTTCCAATGGCGTACACCGCGCCACGTTCACCAATCGTGGATAAGATTTCTTATCTCGAGCACTCACTACGCGCAAGCGTTTTGGGCGATGAGGATTCAAAGATTTACGTTCGCGCAGCTGATAACACCACATCAACAGCGCCGGGCATGATCCCAACACCTCAGAGCACCACAGTTATTAACGCACTAGCTAACGCAGATCGCGGCATGATCGACGCGATTTCTCGCGAGGCGCTAGTAGCCGAGGGCATGTCTTTTGAAATTCCTAAGGTCACAGCCGTTCCGACTGTAAGCCAAATCGACGAGGGCGACCCTGTTACAGAGTCATCACTTTCAGCGACTTATCTTTCAGTAAATGTTAAGCCATTTAAGGGTCGCGCAATTTCAACTGTTGAATTAATCGACCGCAGCCGTCCAGAATATCTAGCGGCTTTATTACAAAACCTCGAGTTTGCTTATGCTAAGGAAACCGACGAATACGTTACAGCAGCAATTCAAGCAGCTGGTGGAGTAACATCTCAATCAGCTAATTCAGCTACCGGATTCTTAGGTTATACATCTCAGGCAGCAGCAGCCGTTTATGGTGCTTCACTCGGATTCGCTCAATCGTTAGTAGTTTCGACTACTCAATGGGGCAATATCATGGGTTATAACGATAATGGCGCACCTCTATACAATGCGGCGCAACCTAGCAACGCGGCTGGACAGGTTCGCGGAGATTCACTTCGCGGTGTAGTTTCACCGGGTCTAAATCTGTTCGTTTCACGTTCAATCGGAACAGCTGGATCAACAACAGCTCAGGGCGATTTATCTATGGTAGTAATCGATCCAAACGCTTACACATGGTACGAGTCACCACGTTTCCAACTTCGTACAGCTATCCAGTCAGACGGTACTCTGGATATTCTTTACTACGGATACGGCGCACTAGCTACAAAGGTAGCCAACGGCGCACGATGGAACAACCTACCGTAACAAAATAAACATCGGTCGTTTTCGCTCCCGAGGGCGACCGAGCCGAATTAGAGAGGATCGCTAATGCCAATAGTTACAGCGCAAGAACTTCGCGACGTGCTAGGCGTTAGCGATTCTCTTTATTCAGACGTTTATTTAGAACAAATGATCGCCAGCGCTGAGGGCGCGATTTTGCCGTTATTAACTGGCTATCAGTCAGCTATTACCGGTATTCGAGTCAGCGATTCAGTCGCTTATTACACTACTCAGCGAATTAATTATTTCGTCCCGGGTCAAGTAGTCGAAATTACAGGTTGCGGAAACGCGTTTAACTTAACGGTCACAGTTAGCGATCACCGGATCGAGCCTTATTTATTTACTAGCGCGACAGCTGCGCCGGATCAAATTTTTACGCCAATAATTCCAGCTGGTTTAGCGAATTTAGACGGTAAAACACTTACCGAGATATATCAAAACGTACCGCCGGTAAAATCGGCTTTATTAGTCGTATCAGTCGAAGTTTTCCAATCGATCACAGCTCCGGGCAATACATCGGCACAGGTAGATTTCAATCCTAGCCCGTTCGTATTAGGTCGATCATTACAAAATCGCGTCGTCGGTTTATTAGCTCCATTTATTGACGTGGAAACGATGGCGCAATAATGACAACAATTCAGGCAGACGTTAGAGCACCGTTAGCGACCGCGCTTTCGGGAATTGCTGCGTCAGTTTATGAGTCAGTACCGGAGTCGGTCATCGCTCCGGCTTGCTTCATTATTCCGGGTACTCCATACATGGAAACCCGTTTGATTAGCAGCGCTATTCAGCTTAAATTAAATTTCACAATTTCGGCGGTCGTCGCCTATAACAATAACGCTGGAGCGCTCGATAATCTCGAGAAGCTCGCCATAGAAATTCTCGCGGCTATACCGTCGGGATATGAAGTCGGTGACGTATCGCGTCCATCGATCATTTCGTTAGGTTCGAGCAATTTTCTAATTGCGGAAATCGACGTTGCTACTTACTACACTCAACAAAACTAGGAGATAAAATGCCGACTACTATCGTAACGGGACGCGACATAACTTTCACCATCGATGGTGATAACTATGACGCACAAGCAACAAGCGCAACTCTCACAATCGAGAGCACAATTAACACTTATCAGACTCTCGACGGTAAGGCTTATTACACTACCGATACTCAGGGAACTTTCGACGTTGAAATGTTAGCGGACTGGACAGCTGGCGGCTCACTCTGTAATTCACTCTGGAACGCAGCTGATAGCGCTCCAAATACTCCACTAGCGGTCGTTTTTACAGCTGCGAGCGGATCAGTATTTAACTTTGACGTACAGCCAATTTTCCCAAGCGCCGGCGGAACAGCTCCAGACGCGCAGACTGTATCGCTCAGCTTTACTTGCGTAACTACACCAACACTATAGAAAAGAGATCGGGAGCATGAAGTTAGAAATTAAAGTAGAAACGAACGACGGTAAATTAACTACCGCAACAGCGCAACCGCCAGAGTTCGCTAAGTGGGAAAAATCTACCGGTTATACAATTCAACAGGCACAGGACAAAATCGGAATTTCCGATCTAATGTTTTTAGCGTGGAACGCCATCAAACGCGAGGCAGCCGGTAAGCCGGTTAAACCTTATGAAATATGGTGCGAAACGGTAGTAGATATTACGGTCGGAAATGACGATAGCCCAAAAGCCATAGCCGAGGAAGCCTAAGTCATTTAATCATCGAGCTGTCGATCGCGACAGGGATTCCGATGAGTGAGTGGGTGGACGCGGCGGACATATTAACGGCACTCGAGATTTTGGAGCAGCGAAATGGCGGAAAGTAAGGAAGTCGTCCAGTACGACAAAGCCGAACTCCGAGCCATTACTGGCGCATTTAAGGCGATGGACGATGAAGCCGTCGCTCAAGCTAAAGAGCAATCGAGCGCGCTCGCTACATATTTACAGGGCAAGATCATCTCTAAAGCTGGGACTCTAAATTCGTCACCGGTAGCTAGTCGAATTGCTGAGGGCTCTAAAGTAAGTAAGTCGTCTAAAATTGGCGAGATCGCTTTCGGTTACGTTAGTCAAAAGTTTAGCGGCGGCGCAACTACTCGCGATTTATGGGGCGGCTCAGAATTTGGATCGAATAAATTTAAACAGTTCCCGATCTGGTCTGGAACTACTGGTCGCGGATCAACCGGTTATTTCATTTATCCAACTTTAAGAGCTGAACAGTCCTATTTGATCGCTGAGTGGGAAAAAGCGTTTTCTACAATAGTTAAGAGGTTCGACTAATGGCTGACGGATCAAGAACGCTCAAGCTCTCGATATTAGCCGACGTTGATAACCTTAAAAAAGGTTTAACAGACGCCGGAACAGATACAGAAACATTTGGCGGCAAGTTAAGCGGTTTTGGTAAAGCTGCCGGAGCTGCGTTCGCCGTAGCTGGCGCGGCGGCGCTTGCCTATGCTGGAACGCTGTTAGTCGATGGCGTTAAAGCTGCGATCGAGGACGAAGCCGCTCAGGTCAAACTCGCAACAGCAATTAAAAACGTTACAGACGCGACGGACTCAACTATCGCTTCGGTCGAGTCATACATAACACAAACAGCACTCGCAGTCGGCGTTACAGATGACGAATTACGCCCATCGTTTGCTCGCTTAGTAAAAAGTACCGGTGACGTCGAAACCGCCATGGCTTTACAAAAGGTCGCGTTAGACGCTTCCGCTGGCTCTGGAAAATCGCTGGAAACTACGTCTAATCTGATCGCTAAGGCTTTTGACGGAAATACTGGAGCACTAGCTAAATTAGACATCGGTTTAACAGCTGCCGAACTTAAAACAATGTCATTTGACGAAGCCATTAAGGCTGTTACCGCAACTTATGAAGGATCGGCTAACGCTGCGGCTGATACTTTTGCCGGAAAGATCGATCGACTAAAGATCGCATTTGACGAGGGTAAAGAAACCGTCGGAGCGTTCGTGCTCGACGCGATTACGCCACTCGTTACGATATTCGTCGATAAAGTAATTCCAACGCTAAGCACACTAGCGACAGATATCGGCGAGGATTTACAGCCGGTATTCGAAACTCTAGGAACATTTTTTAAAGATACATTTATTCCGGGTCTGACCGCTCTATGGGATTATATGAACAAATACATAATCCCAATTTTTAAAGCTCAATTAACTCCAGCAATTCAAGGCGTAAAAAACATATTTGGAGCTATTGGCGATCTAATCGAAAGTAATACAGGATTTTTTAAATTATTAGGCGTGGGGATAACCGCGTTTTTAGTATTGGCTAAGCCAGTAGCCGCATTTATTGGCGGTACTTTTAAGTTAGCATTTAGCGGAATCGCATTATTAATCGACGGAATTTCTTTAGCGATGAAAGGTTTAGTCGCCGCAATTAACGCTGTCATTTCAGGATTAAATTTACTTATTGCTGGATATAACATCGTGAACAATCTAACCGGCGGAAAAGATTTAAAGCCAATTCCTAAGCTGGCTACTGGCGGTTTAACTAGCGAAAATAAACCTTACATCGTGGGCGAACGAGGGCCGGAATTATTCGTTCCGTCAAGTAATGGACGCATTATTCCAAATAACAAGTTAGGCAGCGGCAGCGGAAATATTTACATCAACGTAAGCGGCGCAATCGATCAAGAGGGAACAGCTCGACGAATCGTGGACGTGCTAAATAATAGTTTTTACCGCGGCACTAATGGCGCTAATGCGCTGGCGTTCTAATGACAGTATTTAACCCAGTCTGGCGCGTAAAGATTCAAAGCGTCGAATACACGACTTACACTCTGGCAAATCTAACCATTACAAGCGGTCGAAATAACATATACCAACAGGCTCAGGCGGGCTATTGTAATTTAGAACTATTAAACCTAACGCAAGCGATCGTCAATATAAATATAAACGATTCAGTAACGATCGAGCTGCAAGATTCGACCGCAACTTACGTTCCCATATTTGGCGGAACTGTCGTCGATTTCGGCGTTGAGATCATCACAGCTGGCAGCGTAGGCATAAATCAAGTTCTCAAGATAACCGCACTAGGAGCGCTAAGCCGCTTACCTAAAGCGCTGACCGACGGAACGCTAGTTCAAGATTTCGACGGCGATCAGATTTATCATATTCTCCAAGATTTACTATTAAATAACTGGGGCGAAGTTCCCGCAGCTTTACAATGGGCTAACTACGATCCGACGGAAACGTGGGCGAATGCTCAAAACGTCGGATTAGGTGAGATAGATCAGCCCGGTAATTACGAGTTAGCAGCTCGATCAGCTGATCGCGTCGATATTTATTCGCTTGTCGCAGCTCTCGCGACGTCTGGATTGGGCTACATATACGAGGATTCTCAGGGTCGAATTAGCTACGCCGATTCGACTCATAGATCGGTTTACCTAGCCACTTACGGCTACACCGAGTTAACAGCTAATCACGCGTTATTTAACGGACTAAAGATTGAAACCCGAGCTGGCGACGTGCGGAACGATATTACGCTCAAATATGGCACTAATTCCAATCAAGAGGTAAGCGCCGAGGATATTAACTCAATCAATCTTTACGGGCGTTTAGCTCAGGCAATTAGTACGACAGTTAAACATCAAGCCGACGCGCAAGATCAAGCCGATTTCTACTTAACGCTAAGAGCTGCACCGCAAGCTAATTTTACGGCAATTACTTACCAGCTCACTAATCCAGAGTTAGACGACGGCGATCGAGATTCGCTCATAAATGCGTTTATGGGCTTACCTTTAAGAATAATCGATTTACCGCCTAACATGGTTGCCGGAACGTTTCAGGGATTCGTCGAGGGCTGGTCGTTTAAGGCTGCCTATAATGAAATCTCAATTACTCTAAATCTGTCGCCACTAAGTTTCTCGCTGCAAGCCATGTCGTGGGAGCAAGTCAACATCGCCGAATCGTGGAATACTATATCCGGGTCTTTAACGTGGGAAACCGCGTTAGTCGTAGCATAAGGAGAAAACATGACTAATCCAACGAGTAACTTCGGCTGGCAAATGCCAACGAACACCGATCTAGTTACCGACTTACCAGCTGATTTTGAAGTATTTGGTCAGGCGGTCGATACGTCAATGGCTGATCTAAAGGGCGGTACGACTGGTCAAATCCTGTCTAAGGCGTCAGCTACAGACATGGATTTCACATGGATCACTAATGACGTGGGAGATATAACAGCGGTTAACGTAACTTCACCGATTACCGGTGGCGGTACTTCGGGCGCCGTAACTATTGGCGTAAGTGCGGCTTCTACAAGCGCGTCGGGCGTAGTTCAACTAAGCGATTCGACTTCAACAACTTCGAGCGTTTTAGCGTCAACTCCAACAGCTACTAAAGCGGCTTACGATCTTGCTAATGGCGCAATCGCTAAGACAACAGTTACGACAGCGGGCGACATTATTTATCGTAACGCGACAGTTCCAGCACGCTTAGGAATTGGTACAGCTGGTCAAGTTTTAGCTGTTAATTCAGGCGCAACAGCTCCAGAGTGGAAAACTCTTGCAGCTGGCGGAAAAGTCTTACAAGTAGTCATGGGGTCAACCGCGACAACAGCTAGCAATTCTACAACGACTCCAGCGGACACAGGATTAACCGCCACAATTACTCCAACATTAAACACGAGTAAAGTGTTAGTTTTAGTGGCTCATCAAGGCTGCTACAAATCTGGGGCTAGTTCACAGAACGCACTTAATCTCAGACTTTTACGCGGTGCGACTACTATCCAACAAATCGCCACAAATCTTTTTTATAATACAACAGTTGGCGAAGTTAGTGGAAATGTAGCCGCTGCGTATTTAGATTCACCAGCGACAACATCAGCAACAACATATAAGACGCAATTTTACAACTATTTAGCAGCTGCTTCGGTATCCGTACAAATTCAAAATGTCGACGTATCAACCATAATTTTATTAGAAATAGGTGCTTAACATGGCTAGAGCCGATCAAGTTTTAACAATGCTTATTCCCAATGGTGGCTGGATTGCTACTGGTGAGGATTATGAAGGAATAGAATTTTTAGATTGCGAACCAATTACCAAAAAACAATTTATAGATGGGTTTGCAAAATATGATGACTGGAAAGCAAAACAAGATTCCGACACCGCTTCAAATAAAGCCGCTTTATTAACTAAACTCGGGATTACAAGCGAGGAAGCCGCGCTATTACTGTCATGACTTTAACAAGTTATAACGGGTGGCCAGCTAGTAAAGATCAGGCCGAAATCGGAGTTAAGTCCTACGCGATACCGGGGACAACTCTTAAGATTCGTTGCGCCGAAGCTGTTGCACTCTTAATCGTCGGATTCTGTAAAGAGTTTAACGAGTTGATCGAGCCGCTAGATGGCGGACAGCTCGACGACTGGGGATACGCATTTAGAAACGTTCGCGGATCGACTGATCGTTTAAGCAATCACTCGTCTGGAACGGCGATCGACCTTAACGCCACTAAACACGTGCTCGGAAAGATCGGAACATTTCCAGCTGAAAAAGTTCCAATGATTCGCGCACTCGCTAAAAAGTACGGCTTATTCTGGGGCGGCGATTACAAGAATCGTCCCGACGAAATGCACTTTGAAATCAACGTAAGCCCAAAAAAAGTCTTAGAGCTAATCAAGGCTCTAGGGATAGGAGAACAGTAATGAAAGAGCTAAAGGCTATGGCTGCTAGTTATGGACGATCAGCGCTCGCAGGAGCGTTAGCCGTTTACATGACAGGCGAAACCGATCCCAAGAAATTGGCTTACGGGTTTCTCGCTGGCGTCGTTCCACTACTAATGCGTTACCTGAATCCTAAAGACGTTACGTTCGGCGCTAAAGCGAGTGAACGCTAACGACTGGGCTGCTATGGGCGTGGCTATGGTCACGCTCTTAGTGGCATTTACAGGGGTTATTCGACACCTAGTTAAATACTACCTAAGCGAGCTTAAGCCCAATTCTGGAGCAAGCGTCAAGGATCAGGTTTCCAGACTTGAAGCTCGGGTCGATGAAATTTACAGCTTGCTTATAAGCAATTCGACACGCCGTTAAATACGCGTAAGGCTTGTAAATGTCAGACATTTAGTTCACCCTATTACTCGGGAGCGAATAAGTCGTTCCCAGAATCGGGAGTTAAGATGTTTACTATATTAGAATTAGCGGCGGTAGTTATCGCCTGTAGCGTTGGGTGGTTTCTAGTCGGCTGGACTATTGGTTACAAGCAAGGCGTTAAAGATGGCTGGCAACGCGGTCGAGCTGCTGGGCTTCGTTGGGCAACAGATCGCGTTCGTAACTCATAATGGCGCTGCCACTTGAGGGTTACGAAACAGTAGCCGAGCGGATCGAGAAGTATTGGAATCATTATCCAGCTGGGCGAATTGACGTCAAGATCATCTTTCAGGACGGGACTCGCTACATAATACAGACAGACATCTATCGCGACATTAACGATCCGCTACCTTTTGCGACAGATTTTGCCGAGGAGATTAGATCAAGCGCTAATCGCTTTCCGCTAGAAAACGGAAGCACTTCCGCAATCGGTCGAGCTTTACATACTGGCGGATTAAGCAAATTTAGCGAAAACAGTAATCGACCATCACTTGAGGAGATGAAGCGAGTCGAACGTCCAATCGTTGCAGCTCCTAAAGAATTACTACCTAATGGCTCTTATGATCCATGGGCTGTCAATAACGTAATTGCTGAAGTGGCTGAAACTTTGACCGGAACGAAGTCGTGCGCCCATGGGATAATGATTCGTAAAGAGGGAGTCGGTAAGACTGGCAAGCCTTACAAGGGCTGGGTATGCCCAGATAATGTTCGGACGTGTGCGACATGGGAATAACAAAAATAACGCTTACAAAAGACGAGGAGATACAAGCTGCGGCAGCGGCTTTCATCTGTGAGTCTAAAGGCGTCGAGAATTACTACTTCCATGACCAAACAGCTAGAGGCAATATCCATGAGTCGATTCGTCGTACAGCTGAGGCGCTAGGAGCTGAGATCGCGGCGGCTCGATACTTCGGTATTACGGACTTTAAGCTCGAACTAGATAAGTTTAAAATTCGAGCTGACATAGGTAATCGAATCGAAGTCAAGCATACTAAATGGCTAGACGGACATCTAATCTTGAGGGAAAGGGATAGGGTCGAGGACTTAGCCGTTCTAGTCGTAGGCGAATCACCGACCTATTACGTCAAGGGCTGGATTCCAATTAGAGCAGCTAAGACCAGTCGCTTTAAGCATGATAAGGACGGCTCGTTCTGGGTTAGTCAACATAATCTCAATTCGATGGAGAATCTAAAGGAGTCTAATTATGGACAAATTGAAATTTGAGTGTAGGCGCTGTAAGCGCGAAACGCTACAGGTAGAGCGAATAGTGACCGATTTACTTCCGCCCGGAGTTAAGACCCTTGAGTGCACAGTATGCGGCTCTTTAGGAGTATGCCTAGTCGGAAGCGATAATGCCTAGTTACCTTTACCGGTGCGACCAATGCGGCGGCGAACTTGAGATGAATCACTCAATACCCAGTAATAGCGATTTATCGCCCCTATGTTGTAGTTACCCAATGAACCGAGTCTTTAGCGCTCCGGCGATCATCTTTCGCGGGACTGGCTGGGGAAAGGATAAGAAATGAGCAATCCTGAAATGAGGACAATTCTCGAGGACTTAAGAGAGCTAATCGCTAAAGAGATCGAGTTTAAGTTTATGCCATTACACGTCTGTAAGACATGCGACAACTTAGCCGAAGGCGCTTTAGTGGAACGCATTGTCGCGGCTATAAGAGATGAGGACTAATGCCGTTTGATAACAAGCATTACCGGATCAGCGCGAGCAGTTTCCTAGCTTTATGCTGTAATGAGATCATGTTTAAATATACCTGTCGCAAATGCGGCGAGGATATGGGCTGCTATTACTGCTCATTCAACTACGATGAAGCTCATGAGTGCGACTAATAGTTATCCACAGATAAAGAAAGTTATCCACATTCTGTGGGAATCGCCCAAGATTGCGCTCATGATTGCGTTATCCTTGACTAGGTCGGTACGATCCACTCTCTCGACGAGAGCCCGACGACGGGCTAGCTCGCGGCGAGCCCTACTATCGGGCGTACTATGTTTAGCGGTGGCTATACCGAGTCCAACATGGGCTGATTCACAATCATCTAAAGATAGATTTAAGTTATATCTACATAGTAGAGTCATTAAAGATAAGCAATACCAATGCGCATACGCGTTATACATGGCAGAATCTAAGTTCGATAGTAAAGCTGTTAATGGTAGTCACTATGGAATACCACAACTGCGTAATAGGAAGCTAAAGAACTTAGATGGATATACCCAGATCGACTGGGGTATCAGGTATATCAAGGCTAGATATTTCGGTAATTATTGCCTAGCATACAAACACTTCAAAGACAAGGGGTGGCATTGATGGCTAGTGCTGTGGATAATGGTACGAGTAGTCGATGGTCAAAGATAAGACAGCGCATACTTCGACGGGATAGTTACTGTTGCCAACAATGCGGACAGGATCAAGGCAAACTGCATGTTGACCATATAGTGCCAAGGCGATTAGGTGGGACAGATAATGACGACAATTTACAAGTATTGTGTCAAAAGTGTAATTTAAGCAAAGGTGGGCGTTTTTTTAGTATAGATAAAACAC